GCGAGCATCAACAGGTTTGGGTGGGTGTAAAATTTGCCCCCCAACTACTGCAGGTACAACGACTTTCACGATTGGTGTCAGTGTTGTAGTGATGTCACTTAGAGCTCGTGCTCGGCGCAATTCCGCTATAAGCTTGTTTGCTTTATCCAAGCTTGTTTCAAGCAGTGCGCACACGTGTTGGCGTGCAAAATCTAGAGCCATGCCAGTGGGCGGTGTCCACCCATCTTTCGCGTTGATCACGTATGGCAAATCATTCTTGATGTAAGGCTCGTACCTTGCAACTTGAACTGTTGGTCCCAGTATGCGGAGAATCGCTTGTGACCACTCGCAAACAATGGGTGTGTTTGGATCAGTGATCAAGTAGGATTCAGCTTTACGGGTAAGGATGTAATTATCTGGGACAGTTTTAGGCGCGCTTGTCAAATGTAGCGAACGAATCCTCCGTGGTACATCACAGATGCTTGCATCCATGGACCAAGGGTCGAGAAAGATTCTACCTAGAAAAGGTACTGGGTGACCGGCCTTTATTTCCTCCACTTTGAGTCTGTATCCCAGTTTATTCGCGACGCGCTCTACGTATTTTGGCTTGGCAATGTTGTTCAAGCCATCGTCACCACCGTACAGTCCTAGCCCGGCCCATGAGTTCTGCATATTGAGACCCATGAGGCGCATGGCTATGTACGACATTAACGCATTCATTATTGTATTGATATAGGAGGTATCGGCGACGCCCGATAATATGGTGGTGCCAGTGTTGTATGTGACGCCAGTCGTTGTCACGGCAAAGGCGTGATCCATGGCGTCGATGAGTTGTAGTAGTTCCTTATGGTGCTCTCGTGGGTACGCTCGGCAGTACAATTTTCGGCGAACACGATCTTTATAGATTCCATGTGTTCCATCATAGAAACTGTAATCCTGATCTCCAAGCGTTAAACAATTTTCGCACAGGTCGCGTAAGCGAGCTGTGATCTCTCTCGGTGTCTTACCAAAAGCATACCATTAGATAGTTTTGACATGTTCAGCCAAAGGGTAGACGAATGAGGCGAACCGCAACTTATGGTCAGTGGGGACGGTCGAAATGTTGCGTGGGTAATTGACCTTCCCGTACGGTTCCGCCTTTTGAAACGACTTCACTACCATGTGTAGGTAGTGCGAAAAGGGTTTCGCACGTTCAGCCAAAGCTCTCTGCGTGGGCCGATTTTGCAGTGCCTCAACCTGACTCTCCGTCCAAGGTGCGAAAGTTCCTGCTTGATCATCTGGTATTAAAAATTGTAGGAACTCATTGCAGCATTTGTCGTAAAAGGCAGGTATTGGGGCGTTGGGGTTGCGCACAGCTTCGATTCTGCCTTGCACACAAGCGGTGTCATTGTTGTGAGATTTGGCAGGAGCGAATCCGCAAGCATAAATCGGTTGCATTATTTGGCGTAGTGAAGGTTTACCATCTTCAGTAACCAATGGGTGTAATGTTTGGTAGGTATGGTTGTCGAGTAAGGTTGAC